GTGACACCATCGGAATCTGCTTCAAACACGGTGGGTACGGGGTCCGACGCTGGTGATTCTGACGGTTCCTTACGCTCAATTGATGTGACTCCAGCTAGTGAAGTTGTTGATAAACATGTCGGTGGCGATGTGCTTGCCAAGACGGAACAGCACGCTACAACTGAGAAGCTTGCTGGACAAAAGCGTGGTATCAGGTCTCCTATTCGTGAAGACGATTTGTTTGCTGGCGATGCAGGCCGTGTGGTCGTTAACCTTCCGAAACCTTTCGTTGGTTCTGGCGTTATTGCTCACAAGGTCAGGGTTAAATTGCCCGGTTCATCTAGAGTGGTGGAAGTTGACAAAAATTCTCGGGGGGGATCATTTTTTGTGGTTCCTTCGGGTAAATCTAAGTCCAAAGTTCTGGAACATTTTTCACGTCGTTTCGGCCGCGGTTGGGACCGCGTGATGAATAGTTTGCCTGCCGGCTTGTGCGGTTTGTATGCTGTTCATCATGTTTTGGTTACCCAAGGTGGTTTGGTAATTGACATGGACGAGGTTTGGGCCAAGGTACGTGAACAAACTACTGATCAGGGGAATTTCAAAGCCGAAGTTTTGGCGAATGTTGTCGCGAATTACGGTTTTTCTCTTGTTGCTGTGAAGCAGTACGATGGAAAGTTTTTCTTTTCCGAGTTGGGCCACGGTGGGTTTGACAACCTTTACGTTGAGTTGGTTGACGATAACCACTGGATGGCCATAATTCCCGGGGACACTTACAAGTTTGCGGTGGCTGATGACAAAGAGAGTGTTGTTGATTCCGAGTCTGGAGAGTCTCTCGATTTGAACGAGTTTGATTTTTCAGAAATCAAACCCCAGTTGCCTTTGGGTAATGATGGACAATTCGAGGAAGGTTCTCTCAAGAAATCCGAGAAATTTTTCTCGGATGATGAAGTCAAGTTCAGTCGAAAACATAAGGTTTTCAAACCGCGGTTACCGTCGCTTATGCGAGGTTTGGGTCATTCTAACCCGACTGTTTGTGTTGCGAAATCGGAAGATGTTGACCTTCAGAGATTTTCACGGCGTGGAATTGATGACGATTCACGCACTGTTTTCGTGTCGGGGCTGGAGAAATTCGTTTACAAGAAAGTCGGATCTGCCGGTATTCTTTCGGCATCTTTTTCCAAGGTTGCGAAGTTTTTCAAATTTTTGAAATACGCCGTTCCCGTTTTTGTAACTGCTACGTCACCTTTGTGTTTCTGGATTGGTCTGAAGACTGGTACCCTTACCTTTGCTTTGAAAGTTATGGTAGTTGTGGGTTCTGAAATTGTGTTTACAGCTGCCAATCTTTCTATCAATCCTATCACATATCTTGTGGTGCCGCCCATTATTGTGGGCTACGCTTTTGCCAAGTACGGCGAGGAGATAATGAGCGTTATCGACAGAGTTGGTTTCGCTTCTGCTTGCCTGGCTGGATCGTTTATGACATTCGAGATTTGTTGGAGGACATTTGTGTTTTTCCCTGCCTTGGCGGGAAAAATATTTGCTTCTGTGCGTCGGTGTTACAAACGCGCACTTAGTGCACGTACTGCAGCATCGTTGACTGCCGGATTGACGCAGGGCGTGGCACACGGTGCGGTCTCTGAGGCTGGTTTGCCTGCCTGGGATCGACCTCAACCTGTTGTGGATCAACGTTGGGAAAATGGGATGATTTCTTCGCGCGAATTGGCCAGGTCTTGTGTGCCAGATGATGCCGCAAAAACTGCTAAAGCCGCTTCGGTGGTTTCAAAAGCGGTGAGGTTTGCAAAAGGTACTTTTGGACAGAAAGGCTTGAGCACAGAGAAACGGGAAGTTTCCGCCGCAGATGAACCGAAGGTGGATGAAGTCAAAGAGGAAATGGGTTTCAGGAAACTTTCGCCCGCGGATGTCAAGCGCGTGGGCGATGCTCATATGAAGCTGCTGATTTCCTATTATGATTATACCGCTCGATCGGTTGAAAACTTTGTCTCTCATTGTCACGAAACGTACACTGATTACTTGGCTCACGGCGAACTTTCGAGAAAGTCAGGGCGTGCCAATTATTCAACTGACAAACAAGCGATTTTGCGAAGGCTTGAAGACGGCCTTTATTCGGTACCAAGAATGTGGTGGCGTGACATTGGTGAAGCGGTTTGTTTGTACGAACCTGGCAACAATACCCGTGAAGCGGGTAAATTGCTGACTCCTGGTGAATACGATGCTGAAAATCATGTTGTCAAGGTGAATTCTAAGTCACCACATCTCATGGTGAATTCGGGGCTTGCGGAGTTTCTGGACTTCAAGCTTCATCTCGCTCACAAAGTCAGCGGAGTTACGCAGGTCGAACCTAGGCGTAGATTCAAGCTCGTCGAAGGTGTCCCCGGTTGCGGAAAGACTTCCGAGATAATCCGTGTTACTTCTCGAGGTGATCTTGCGGCTGCTGCTTCCAGAGCCGCGACTGCCGAGATTAACGAGAGACTTGTAAAGGCGGGTAAGACGTACGCTGTGGCACGCACAGTTGGTTCGTGGATACACGGGAACAGAGTAAGGGGAAAGACCCTCATCATAGATGAGGGTTTAAAACTTCATCCAGGTGAAGTGATCTACATCGCTGAACGCATGGGCATTGAGAATGTTCTAGTGTTCGGTGATCGCAATCAACTCGATTTTAAACCTCGAGTTCCCGGTTACGTTATGCCAGTGGATCCGATCGACTGGATTGTCGAGAATAGGACCACTTCTTATACGGCGCCAGTTGACGTTGTGGTCGCTTTGGGCAGGTTGTCTGAGAAAGGGAGCGGGCCTGAAATTGATGGTAAGGGAATTTATCCTGCGGGTTTTTTCACCAAGAACACTGGTGTCGAGAGAAGTATGAAGAAAAAGGTGATTTCATCCGCTTCTGAAATTCCACGAGTGTCTGGTGCCAAGTACATAACTTGGACCCAAAAAGACAAGGGGATTTTGGAAAAAATGAATTTTTCGGATGTTTCCGGTCAACCAATCAATACAATCGACGAATTTCAGGGAGGCAGGCATGACCATGTTGTGTTGGTGAGGCTTGACAAGAATCTGTCTCCTGGTTTGCGTAGTGATCGTGGTCAAGCCACTGTTGCTATTACTCGCCACACCCAAAAGTTCGACTACGTTGTCATTGAACATCCGCCGAGTTTGGGTGATGGTGTGGAGAGACTGATTGACAGGACGGGTCTGGTGCACAATATCGTGCAAGCTTATGGTTCTTTTGACGTATCTCCGGTTGAAGTATGTTAGGAAGTTTCGGTGGTGCAATGGGACAGCCCTGTTGGTTGTTCAAAACCACCTGGATGCAGTTCCAAAGCTCCGCTGGAAACTATTCAAACCGTTCTTGATACGTTGTTACCGAAAGCTTCTTACATTGATCCAGAGTACGACAATACCATGATCGAATTTTCAGATTTGAAGTTCAGTCTTGTGGCTTGGATGCGATGGAGTGTATCAAAAATGTTCGCTGTACTGAAACCACGCCGGTCTTTGAAGCCAAAGTTACGCACGAGCATGATGCCCGCTCGTCAGACAACCACTCGTCAAGCGATATTGGCTTTGGACAAGCGAAATTTTGGAGTTCGTGACGCGGCTTTGCCTGTGAACTCCACGGCGTTTGCAGAAAGCGCCTTCGAGAATATGATGGATACTTACGCCGTTATTGATTGGAGGGACAAGCTTAAAGCAATGGACGTTATACGCCCTACTCCTTCAGCTGTCACTGATTGGGTCAAGTTACAAAACTCGTCTACGGTTTCGAACTTGATGAAAGTTAATTGGAGTACTGTGAGTCAGCAAGTCAAGGAGGACATAGCTGATTACCAGTTTATTCTGAAAAAAGAACCTAAGGCTTCGACCGAAGACAAACCGGCCAGCCTATATCCTACTGTTCAGACGGTTATGCATCACAAAAAACACGTTAACGCGTTTTTTGGGCCTCTCGTGAGAGTAGCCGATGCTAGATTTCGTTCTGTTCTTCGGCCAGAGGTTCTTTACAACAAAGGGAAAAATCTCGAGCAAATCGAGAGCCATTTGAACGCAACATATGGCCCTTCGTTCGGTAATGTCACCGTCGAAAATGACTTCGGAGATTATGACCGTTCTCAACAAAGAGCAGCACACGCTTTAGATCGTGTTATGCTTCGTTGGTTGGGGTTAGATCCTGATGATCTTGAGTTGTGGATGTTGGGTCATTACAAACATTCCAACATCAATTATTCTCTGGGCATGATGGTTTATTTGCGTTATCAGAGAAAGTCAGGTGATGTCACCACTGCCTTTGGCAACACAGTATTGAACATGACGGCTTTGGCGTGGTGTTTGAGGCTCGAACGTCATGAAGTTTTGAGCGCCATGTTTTTGGGTGATGATTCATGGATGCAGCTTCAGGATTCGCCTTCACTGCGTTCCAGGGTTAAATTGTGTTCTCAAAGAATAGCTGATGAATTCAACGGAGAAGCAAAAACCGCGTTTTTTAACTACGGTTATTTTTGTGGTTATTTTGTTTTTGAAGTTAATGGAGAAGTGAAGATGGCGGCCGATCCTGTCAAACGAGCCGTGAAATTAGGCCGTTGGGACATAAAATCGACTGACGTTCTCCATGAGCATTGGGTGTCTTTCGGAGATATCATGAGGAACTACGAACGGGAAGACGTTCAGGAACGTTTGGCCAAAGCCTGTCTTGAACGCTACCCTCGTGGTTCTGAAGCTGGAGTGAAAAGTTTGATCGAAGCTTTGTATGCTATAAAGCTTTCTTTTAAACAGTTTAGAGGTTTGTGGGACTCGGCGGTTTCAACCACCGAGTACTGAGCATAGCTCATGAGTGAACATTATGGAGTCTTTGAGTTACGTGACAAAGCCATTGGCTTTTCATTTGTCCTCGCAACACCACGAAACCCTAAAAAATACTCCTTTGATTCCGAGAGATTTGATTATTGTTATTTTTGGTTTGCGAATTTGCTTCTCGCGTGCTTCAATTGCTAAATATAAAACAAAAAATATTCGTCCAGCTCATTTTCCTCAGTTTTGCAGAGAATTCCAGGCTTGGGCGGAAGTTCAATCTTCTACCGCGATTGCGAGTTCTATAGTCAAACCCGAGAATGTACCCCTCAATTCACCTTTTTCCAGACGGGGAATTTACGATGATGT